CTAAATCTTCAAGCGCTCCTCTTTTTATAATATTTGTAGGGTGTGGCTTGTGTAATAATATTATTTTTTCATCTTTTTTTCTATAGAATTTTACCCTTGAGCCAGACGTCTTCCCTTTAGTATATTCCTCAAATCCCATCTGGGATAGCAAATACCTTGCTTCATCATAAGTATAATCTTTTGGCTTTGACCTTATTCTTTCTTTTGCCTTTTCAAATTTGCTCATTTTGCTTTCCCTTGTTTGCAACTACTTTATAGTTGCATTATATCTATTTTGCACTATAATGTCAATAAAAGAGGGGCATTTCCGCCACTCTTTTATGTGGTGAATATAGAAAATTATAAATAAAAGAATATTTTAACCGACTCTTCAGGCTTGGAATATATTACCTTTTCAACGATTTCGCCGAACGCAGCTCGTTTAACGTCGTTATCGGCATCGGACTTGATAAGCTCAGTTACAGCTTTAAACTTATTATCAACAGTTGCTTTAGTCGGTAGCTCTATTACTTGTTCAGATTCTTCTTTTTTGATCCGCGACATTTCCTTGCCGATACGCTCTTTATTAGAGGCATACTCTTCGATGGAGTCAATCCCCTCAACGTATGCTTTTTTTGCTCTTTCAAGCATATTTTCCAAACGCTCTACTTCTTTTTTGTGGTTAACGAAATCTTTTTTTACAGGCTTAGCGATAGCCTTAATAAAAGCGTCCGTGACGGTAACTTCGGATAATGCTTCGATAACAGCAGCTTCTATTTTCGGGGCAGAAACATAATGAGAGATTGTGCAAAGTGACTTTCCGTATTTATAGCATTGAAATCCATCATGAGCCTTACTATACACTAAAGTGGCGCCGCAATTGCCGCATTTTAAAAATCCCGAAAGCCAGTGCTTCTTGACAGTATCGGGCTTGGAATATTTACTTCTTGCTTCTTCTCTTCGCTCAAACTCTTTCATAATTTCCTCGTAATATTCAAAGCTATATATAGCCGGCAGGACGTCTTTAACAATTATTGTATTATCGGAATAGGGGTGCCTACTGTCATGCGCTGCTTGGTCAGGAGTCCAATGAACGGCACCGGCATTAGTCATGTTTTTTAAAATATATTCAACTGTTCTTGCTTCAAATTTATTGCCTCTATGAGTGCGAATTCCGTTAGCATTCAGATGATTAGCGATACTTCGGAGGCTTTTTTTGTTTAGAAACTGTTCCGCCATAAACATCACCCACCTTGCCTCATCCGGTATAATAAATAAATCCTCATCAGGCTTCTTACCGTATCCAAATGAGGCTATTGTTTGAATCTTACCTTTCTCGGCGACGAAGGCCATTTTTGTGCGGACTTCTTCGCCGAGCCTTATTGAATAAAACTCATCCATCCACTCAATGATTCGCTCGATGAGAGAGCCGAACATGCTATCGCCAGTCTCCTCGGTAATTGAAGTAACCTCTATGCCACATTCACGCTTTAATAGCGACTTGTAAAGTATGCTTTCTTCTTGGTTTCTCGCAAAACGTGAGAATTTCCAGACCAAGATGACCTCAAAAGGCTTAGGTTTACTCTTTGCAAAAGATACCATCTTTTGGAACTCAGGCCTTTTACTGGCTTTTCGTCCACTTATTCCGGCGTCGATAAAAATATTCTCAGGCGGCAGGAAAATATCATGTCTTGCAGCATAATTCTTAATTTCTCTAACCTGAGAATCGGGACTATATTCAGTTTGGTCATCAGACGAGACCCTTATGTATGCAGCACCTGTTTTCATTATAACATTATCCTTTGAGATTATTTCTTGTAATTTTCAAGCTTCTTATGCGCCAACCATTTTGCCGATGTCGGCAAAATGGTCATATATTAAGAAGCCTTTTTTATATTTTTCTAATGTTCTCAAATCAAGCCGGCCAATACTCTTGTCGATGGGAGATCCGCGATTTTTTATTTAACTAATCCACGTTTATATAATTCTTTCCAATTTTTAGGGAATCCCATCTCTTTTAAAACTGCATCAATATTTATGACAGATAACTTATCTTCTAATTTGTTTATCGAGCCTTTCAACTGATTATGAAAATACTTGTAATCTCTAAATGACAAAATGTAGCGTAAGGCTATGACTGCGGAGAATAAATCTCTCTTTCCATAAATATATTCATCACCTTGCTTAGGTATATTTAAGGAGTCATGAAGCTTAGTGTTAGCTAAAGGCCTCCTACTCCTAAAACAAAATAACCTATTGCCATGAGCACTAAAGTTTCTGATTATAGACAATATAAAAAGGAAATTCTCCATATCCATATCGGATATGCCAAAAACTTTTGAAATTGATTGTCGGTCTTGAGTTTTCATGACGCTGTAAAGCCTACTTACTGACCCCAACGTTAATACGTTATTTAATACCCACATAGGGACATAACCATGATTTTTCAAATAATGAGCAATGCAAGGGTCGCTATAGTTCTTGGAGATTGTCTGATTTAAATCTGCTATTACTCCAGAAATATCCTTATTTGCACCTTTTTTGGCAGTATTAAAATTTTTGTATAGGAGATAGTTATCATGTCCATATTTTTCGGAAATGGTATAAGAAATCAAAGATTTAATATTCGTTTCAACATGAAGAACATGTCTCAAGAAGATTTCGCGTATGTTTCTATCAAAGGCATAAAGCGCATAAATTTGACTAATTGTGGTACCCGATTTATAAAACTCATCGCTTCCGTTTGAAGCCCTCTTTTCGAGAAATAAATCCTTATAACCGTTTATGAGCTTATAATATCCCTCTCGTTGAATTATAATCTTTGCCTTTCGCCGCTCGTTTCGCTCAGAAAAGTCGATATTGCGCTTCTCCAGCAATTTAATTTGTTCTTCGTGAGTCATAAAAATTTTTTCTCCCATTGCAACACCTCATTATCATTAGTAAAAAAAGACCCCGGGCCCGAAGGACACCGGAGTACGTTCCAAATTATTATATGTGATAAATCACATTTTATGTATTTAGAATTATACCACTTGCGCCCAAATAAAGCAAGATTTTTATTGAATTTTTTAATCCGTTTTTGTGTCCGAAAAAAACAACATTTTTTGGAATTTTATTTAACCGTCCTTGGAGGGTAGTAACCAACATTATATTATCTATTTTTAATCCACCACTCCAGCTTTATAAGTTTTTATATATTTGTTGGAAGAAACTAAATCGTCAACATATTCCAATACTTTTTCTTGTCCCTCAATATTTAATTGTCTAAAAGATAAAATGAGGCGATCTTCTTTGGAATTAGGAATAGTTTCTGTAGAAATAATATTCTTATCGTCCCAGCCCATGAGATAACTTTCCGAAACATGCAATACCGTAGCTATAGCAGTAAGTTTATCAACTTTCATACTATTTATATAATTAGACTCATACCTATATATAGTTGCTGGTGAAATTCCAAGCTTGTTAGCAACATCCTCCGCCGACAAGCCAAGCTCTTGACGCCGTTTTTTTATTCGTTCTCCAATGCTCATTGTTTATACCTCGCTCTTTCTAAATATAATATATTAAAAAAGTTGCAATTTTGCAAGAAAAATTTAAAAAATGCGAAAAAAGTATTGACAATTTGCAAAAATGCGAGTAACATAAAATAAAACTTGCAGAAATGCGAGAAAGGAGGGCAAAGTGAAGTCTGAATTATTATTACAAGAAATTAAAGCAGCTGGCATAAATGTAGAGACTTTTGCAAAAGGAATAGGAATATCAGAAGCATCTGCATATAGGAAGCTTAAAACAGGAAACTTCTTGATAGGCGAAGCTAATAAGGCAACAGAATTATTAAAATTGCCAAAAGATGTGGCTTATAAAATTTTTTTTACATAAAATGTCGCATTTTTGCGAGTGAAGAGGAGCGAATGATGAGAAATAAAAAAAGCGGAGAAAAATATCCCCGCAAAGAACAAATGACAATCCGCCTACCTAAAGAGCTGAAAGAGAAAATAGAAAAAGAAGCCGACAAAAGGAACATCAGCTTCAACGGAATGGTAAATCAACTTATATATAACGGCTTAGAGGCTATTCGTCAGAGGAAATAATAATTTCACCGTGTTCTTTTTCATAATCAGCAACCACAGTGCGTATTGTAAATTCAATTTCCTTATTTACGGAACGGCCATGAAGCGCAGCAATTACTTTGAATTTTTGCATTAAAGTTTTGTCAATCCTTAGTGGATATGGGTTAGATTGAATCGCCATGATAAAAGTCCTCCTTTGATATCAAGAATATATCAAAAAGATTTCGCAATCAAGTATTCAAAAAGATATCTAAAAGATATTGACAAAGAAAATGAGAAATGATACTGTATAGATATCAAAGATATCAAAAGGAACGAACATCATGCACCAAATGATTTTGAGAATATCAATAGAACTAAAAGAAAAGCTAAAGAAGGCCGCTGATGAAAGAGGTCAAACCCTAACAGGACTTATAAGGCAGATTCTTTGGGAATGGGTAGATAAAAATAATAGCGGCATGAAAAAAGAGAGGAGCGAATGATGAGAAATAAAAAAAGCGGAGAAAAATATCCCCGCAAAGATAATCTTGAGAAAAAGGTAGACTGTTTAATGGCCGCCGTGATAGGTTGCATAATATCAATATTCAACATAGTTATTTACATAAAAACTCAGCTTTAGATTTTGCGAGCAAAATCACCAACCGAGGGATTATCAAAAGGGTCGGGTTCACCACCCAAAACTGTAACAATCTTAAAGGGATTCTTGGAATAATCCGAAACAACAATGCAAATAGCGTCTTGCACATAGGAAACTCGGCCGGTCCCTCGTACCAATTCCAAACGTCCAAGCGACTCCCCGGTTGCAGGGTCGGCAATTTCATCACCCAAACCATAAATGAGAAAACGTTGATTGACTTCGATTCCGTCGCTTTTTCCGACGTTCAACACAAGGCTCTGGTCATTTATTATGTGTGCTACACGAATTGCTTTAGGCTGATTAGACATTTTTTACCTCCTGAGTAAAGCTCTTAGCTTTTAAATATTGAATGGAAACCGTTGGTTTAATGATTATTTTTGTAAAATCGAAAAAAACATCAATAGAAAAATCGTCTATTGGCTCGCTGAAACGAACTTGAACAAGCTTGTTGCTTTGAACATTTTGGACAAAACCATAACCTATAGGCTGTTCAAAGTCATTGTTTTGCAAATAAAAAGATACGAAAGCGTCTTGAGACAATAGTTCATTAGGACGGCATAGAAGAATGTCATCGTCAATTTTTCTCAAAATTTCTATAGCTGGCAAAGGCGTGTTTTTGCTTTTTAACCACGTCATGGCAGAAAACCATAGTAGGGCGAAATTTAATACAATCGAAACAGCAAAAAAGGAATAACTAACAGTATCGGAAGGTTCAAAAAACCAAAGAATCATAGAAGAAACTAAAGCGATTAAAAAACTTATGAAATTTTGCGGTGACATAAGAAATTTTTTCATACAGATTCCTTTCGAATTTATACAATTTGTAAAATTGTAACACATAAAAAAGAAAAGGTAAATTGTTTATGATTCTTTTATAAAAAAATCAAAGACGTTAGAGGAGGAATAACCAGTATAACCCCGCCTCCACATAAAAAGGCGTAAATACATAAACAAAAGAATAAAATTATGAAAAAGTAGAGGAGCGAAAGATGAAAATATCTAAATACGAGTTGGAAATTTTAAAAAGGTTACAGAGGGTTGAAAATGAGGAAACCGCCAGAAAGTTAGTGAAAAAAATCAAGCGGTTTCAGAATAAAAAATTAAAAAATAGTAGAAACGTCAACCCCATAGGAAGCCAAGATGGACTCTACTTTTTTAAAGGTTGGAAGTAAACGGCGAGTGTCCTCATTATCCAATATTTCGATATTAAGGGAACAGGATATTCCGTATTCATCTTCGTTGTAAAATTCAAGCTCATCGTACAAAGCTTCGTAGATGTTTTTCCAATCCTCAACAGTTATATTTACTGGCATAAAACAACCTCCTTTCTTATCCATTATATCACGTATTAAAAAATAGGAAATGAGGGAGTGCAAAAAGTTATAGTACAACCAATAAGTTACATAAACTGTAGCGGAGGCGATTATGAAAATTGAAATTTATATAAACAACAAGCCGCTCGAATCCTACAGCGCAGAGGAATTAGAGGAAATTAAAAAAGAGCTTACATATAGAGCTTTCTCCGCTGCCGGTTTTGAAAGGGAGAAAAAGGAATGAATGACTATTATAAGACATGCGCATTTCCGAAGCCGGATGACAAAAAGAAACATAAAAAAATGAATGGATATAAGGACAAGCCTAATAGAGTATGTTTTTTTACCGGACGCCTAAACGCGGAGCGTCACGAGGTTTTTCCGGGAACGGCCAATAGGCAAATCAGTATTGATAATGGATTTCAGATTGACGTTTGTCCCGAGCTTCACAGGGAATTACAAGAAAATATTACTCCTTGGGCAAAAAAATGGAATCGGCTTTTAAAGATGTATTTTCAAAAAAAGTATGAGCTTAAGCTCAGAGCAGAAGGCGTATCTCCTGAGCAAGCAAGGGAAGCATGGATAAGTCTCATCGGGAGGAACTATATACATGATTAAAGCAGAAGAAAGAACTCGCAGAATCAATGAAATTCCGATTGAATTAAAAAATTTACGGCAGGAACACAAGTCCTGCGTGAAAAAGAATTGGATTATAGCAGCTTCACGCTTGCGGAAAAAAATTGAAGCGCTTGAACGGGAATTCTCAGAACTATACGATTCTTTCGGAGAGGAGAGAAAAGGTGGATACGAAGATAAAGAAGAGTGATTGGATATTTTGGAGTTTAATATTTTTGACAGCCATAGCGTTCGTGGCGATGTCCTTTCCGAACACTGAAAAAGTAGAAGCAGCTTTAACACCGCAGCCGATGGAATCTCCTGCGCCTATATACGACGTACCTCTGTCGGCAGAGTTACAGCAGCATATCAACCGGTTATGCGATGATTACGATATGGACATGCCTCTGGTATTGGCCGTAATCGGACAGGAATCGAACTATAAGGCCGAAGCTGTAGGCGACGGCGGAGAAAGCATAGGGTTAATGCAGATACAGCCGCGATGGCAGCAAGCGCGAATGGACAAGCTCGGGGTTACAGATTTGATGAATCCGTTACAAAATGTAACGGTGGGAATTGATTTGCTGGCCGAGCTGATGGGCGAGGGGAAAGGCACAGAATGGGCAATAACAGCGTATAACGCCGGTGAAGCTAAGGCAGACATGAACAAGAGCATAGGAGTAATAAGTGAATATACCGAGAGCGTATTGATGCTGAGAGAGGAAATTTTAAATGATGTACAAAAAAACATGTGAAATATGCGGCGGGATTTTTTACAGCACACGAAAAAATGCAGCAACATGTTCGGCAGTGTGCCGGGAAAAGAGAAGGAGCATATTGTGCAGGGAAAACCATAAGAAGAAGGCAGCTCAAATAAACGCTATAAAGGACAGGCAGTTAGGTATTGATAAGATTAACGAGATAGCACGTTCGCAAGGGCTGTCTTATGGAAAATATAAGGCTATTGAGTACATGAAAAATAATAATATATAAGAGTTTTTAAAAGAAAATAAGGGGGAACAACTTTTTCACCACTTGAAATTCAAAATTTTAAAAAGAAAGGAGGGACTCGTTTCTATCCCGAACTGTTTCTCAACATATTATCCTCCTTATATATAGGTATGATGGGCGCCACAAGTCCCATCCCAACAATCTTGCAAGATTTAGGACGAGCCTGTCACGAATAGGCGATGACCCCGAAGAAGCGAGCCGGCAAAGTTAATAAGGATTGAAGATAGTAATAGTAGACGGTTCGCTAATTAAGAGGAGCGGAGGAAAAATTCCAAAGGCAACGTAAGATGTAGTAGTGCAGCCTCCGCCCTCTTTTTTTAAAAAAGAAAATATATTGATGTTAGAAGTTTTAAATGGAGTAAAGAGAGCAATATGAAGCTTATAGATTTTTTCGCAGGAATCGGCGGATTTAGGCTCGGAATGGAAATGGCGAGGAGATTATAATGAATATCAAAGGAATGGATAAAGATATGAGTAGATACATAAACATAACTGAATTAGGCGTTGGCAAGTGCAATCCAGATCTATTTAACGATAAAGGATATGCCGAAGGCTGGAACACAGCTATTGATATTATTGAAAAAACACCAACCGCAGAAGTACAGCCAGTAAAGTTTGGAGAGTGGGTAGAGTATAAGGATTATTATAATCACGGCTGGGTATGTTCAGCGTGCGGGAATTATGGCCATGAAAACAAGGAAGGCAGACCGTGCTTTTCTGAGTTTTGCCCAAACTGCGGAGCTGATATGAGAAATGATGAAAAAGTTATAAATCAGCTATAGGAGGAGTAATACCAATGAGTGATTTGATCAGCAGACAAGCGTTGCTGAAAGCGCTTGATGAAGAAGTGAGAGTGTCTGTTAAAGCGGCTGATAAGGGCGAATTGATGAAATTTATGGGGCAGGTATTATCTATCATATATAATCAGCCAATTGTTGAGAAAGAAAACTAAAGGAGGCAGGAAATGACTAATTTTGAAAAATACCAGAAAGAAATATTAAATATAGTAAGCAAACAAAGCCTTGCAGTGAAAGAAGGAAAACCAGCGCCATGTGATGATACTAATTGCAACGAATGTATATTAAATGTAAAACAGTGTGGAAGAGAGATTATTAAATGGCTATACGCCGAAGCAAAGCCAATTTTGACAGCAAAGGAAAGAGCGTTTTGTGAAATAGTTGGTGAGGGTTATATTTCAAGAGATAAGGACGGAGAACTTTTTTATTCTCAAAGCGACAAACCGTATAAGGATGACGAAATTTGGGTTGTGGATTGCAACGATTATATAACGCTTCCAGGAGACCTCTTTAAATTTATCACATGGGAAGATAAAGAACCTTGGGCGGTAGAGGAACTTTTGAAGTTAGAGGTAGAAGAATGAAGAGAGAAGAATATATAAGCAAAGAAAAGCTGTTAAACGGCATATATAACCACCAAGACGATGAAAATTTTGATTTGATGTTATATATCGCTCAATTCCCGTCGAGAAAGCTACCGTGCACAGAGGAAAACGGCGAGGGCAAACGCTCTCACAGACTGATGAAAAATCAGTAATAAAAACTTACATATATATAAGAAGGAAAAAACGGCGCTCGGCATGAGCATTCGAGCTCGTAATGAGTAGTAACAAAAGAGGCATTCACCGATGTACAGGCAAAAAAAGTTTATTATGAAGAATTACATGGAAATAGAAATATTTCCAAGACCGGAAAACGTAAAACCATATTCGAGAGCAAAGAGAGTAGTGGGAACAAGTCCTGCGCAAAAAAGACTTAATGACAAAAAATCAATTAAATACCTAAACAGGCTTGTTCATACGAATTTCGATGAAAAAGATTTATTTGTAGATTTAACTTTTAATAATAAAAACTTACCAAAAGACCGTCTTGACGCTATTCAAGTAGTAAAGAACTATATCGCAAGAATTCGGCGCTTGCGAAAGAAAAGGGGACTGCCTGATTTAAAATACATATATGTCATATCAGATAGCGATACTTTTGGAAATAAAAAAAGATTGCATGTTCACATGATAATGAACGGCGAATTGGATCGTGACGAAGTTGAAAAGGCGTGGAAGTGTGGATATTGTCAGACTGACCGCTTACAGCCTAACGAATACGGAGTTACAGGTAAGGTAATGTACATGGCGAAACAATCAAAAGGCGAACGCAGATGGTCTGCAAGCAAGAATTTAAACAAGCCTGTGGCTATCGTGAGCGATAAGGCAATAAGCAGAGCTAAAGCTGAGAGTATGGAGAGGAATCCCGAGGATAAAGTATTTTTTGAAAAACTTTATCCGGGCTGGACATTCACTGACTGTGTAGTCGAATACCCAGATGAAGAGGGGTTGAAAAGAGGGACAAGCTTTTTAATACGAATGAGAAAGGGAAAAAATAATGAGAGCAAAAGAGTATTTAAGGGAATACGAAAGACAAACTTACAAGGTGAGATTACTTGAAGAGGAGCTTACCGAAGTCAACGACAGTATTGATAGCCTCTCCCAATATAGCGATGGTCTTCCCAAAAGCAAGACGCCGAAAGACAAGGTGAGCAAGCTTGCGGAAAAATTAGCGGACTTAACCGCAGAGATAGCCGGACAGCGTACCGAGGCGTTGCTCAAAAAAAACGAGGTACGAAAGACTATTTTAAAAATCAAGGACACAAGATATATACAAGTCCTTACAGAACGATATATACTGCTGAACCGCTGGGAGCAAATAGCTGTGAATTTAAATTATAGTTGGCGTTATGCTATGAAAATTCATGAACTGGCTCTCGAAGAAGTTCAAAAAATCATTGATGAAGAAAAGAGGACATAAAAGGACAGTATGAGATATGATATAATTGTATTGTAAAAAAATACATAATGTCTCCTTAGGTCCCGGACAAGACTATAAACTGTCCGTTAATTATGAATTACGGAAGTGAACGCTGGAAAAGGAAGCGCAAGAAGATATTGCGCCGTGATAAATATATTGACAAAATTAAATCAAGATACGGGATAACGGAAGGCGCAAATATTGTTCATCACATATATCCTTCTGACGAATATCCGGAATATGCGTGGGAGGACTGGAATTTAATATCAGTCAGCAATGCGACGCATAGAGAATTGCAT